TACCTATGGTCAGCAAGTAGCAAAATATCAAGGCTCAGTTTGGCAGACAACAGTTACGTTACCACCAATGAACAGGACAGATGCAGGAGCATGGCAGTCATTCTTTATGCAACTCAATGGCAGGTTTGGAACATTCTTACTTGGAGACCCTGATGCTAAAACCATACAAGGTGGAGCAACTACAGTTATATCTGTCAATGGAGACCATTCAGTCGGAGCATACGATGTTATTATTGATGGTGCTGATGCATCGACAGTTATATTTAAGAAAGGAGATTATGTACAATTTGGCTCAGGTGCATCATCTAAACTTCATATGATAGTAGCTGATATCACATCTGATAGCTCAGGAAATGCTACATTACAAATCGAGCCATCACTTAAAACAGCACTTACAGATGATGATGTTGTTACCTATTCTAATACGAAAGCAGTCATGAGAATGGATTCTAACGAATTAGGATGGAATGCTAACAACGTATCTTTGTATGGAATCTCTTTTTCCTGCACAGAATCCCTGTAATCGGCTTTAAATTTTAGGTGATACCAAAGTACCCTAGACATTAAAAAGGAGCTAAAATGGGCATTCTAGCTCCCTATATTCGGAGAAATATAACTAATTATAGCACAATATCCCAAAATATAGCTATTATTGAGATAAATACCACAGACTTAATTAGGTCTTTATTATCATCATATATTTCAATTATCTTGTCTTTCATTTTCAGTTACCTCTATTAATTTATTGATGTACCATTGAGCCTTCTTCAAATCCTCTAATCCATTCTTGTATTTGTATCTGCAAATATACTTCAGGATATTAGATTCAAGATAGCCCATCTTTTGGTCTAGGATAAAATCAATCACTTCAATCTTACCCTGTGTGTAATGTTTAGGATGGTTTACATTATCTGCCATTCTAGTTTCCTATGTTTAACAGGTGGATATGTCGTTCCACCTGCATATAACATCTCATGTTACTTCTCAACAACCCATTTGCTGAGAATTCATTTTACCTAAGTGTTGCTTGTACCAATCCAAAGTTTTGATATCTGCTTCATGGTCTTTAGCTGTAATTTTAGAATCACCTGATTTGTATTGGTTGATTCTATCTTCTAGGTAATTAATTATCTTCACATTGTCTATCATGTTATTTCTCCTTATTTGATTTTGTGTGGGAATCAATTCTATCATAAATCAATTCCCACGATTTATTTTTTTATTGTGTTTCTTCTTTTTCAACTCTTGATGGTTTGAATAATGAGTTAGTAACTTCTATTGCATAGGTTACAATGCCATTTTTTTGACCACCATAATATTGTTTATAAGTATTTCCATAATAAGATTCTCTCTCAAAAAAATCTCGTTTACCTATCGATTCATAATCAGCTATACCATATTGGTCATAACAATTTCTATTATGTATAAACATGGTATGACCACGATATGAAATGATGTAACTTTTATCTCTTGCAGTATGTTCATCTATAAACCTTTTAAGAGACATTTTTTTATCAGTCTTATCAATCTCCCAATGTGCATCAAGTACACTATTAGTTAAAATTGTTTTACATTTTCTTTTGTAGTGTTTTTCTAATATATGTCTGTAATGCCAAGTTCGTGTAGACCCATACCAATTTTTACTTTTGTGATAAACCTTTTTGTATTTATTAAAGACAGTCTGAACAGGTTTATTTACTGCTAAAGACATTGCAAATATTCCACACAAACCCTGCTCGGCTATTGGTCTCCCATTTGCTTCTTCTTTATTTTTGTATCTATATAATGTCATAATTTTCTCCTATTTACATATAAGTCTTAATTAACTTATACCTATAGTATACAATACTGAAAGTATAATACAATACCCACAAAGCACTTTTTTTCACTTTTTTTTACTTTTTTTGCTCATCAGGAGCTATTTTTATGCCATTTATCTTATTTATTGTGTCAATCAGGCTATTTATAGCCTTGATATACTGACAACTGAGTTCTACTTTTTCTTTGTTCCATTCTTTATCATGGAGCAAATCGTTCCACAGTTTTTGATTATGGTTTAGGTCTTTGACTAATTTATCTTTTGTTTCAGTCATTCTTTCCAAAACTTCTTCTGCTGTAATTGTCCATTTCTTTATTTCATCATTCATAATTTTCATCTCCACGATTCTCCATTGACCCAAACTACTAATGCCTTACGAACACCTTGTGTTACTTTCTTTACTCGATGATTAATAAAGCTTGTGAATGCAATCAATGATTCTTCTTTTGCATCTATTACATAGGTTTCACCACCATGAAAAAATTCTAAGTTACCACCTTGAAAGTCATCATTCAAAACATAAGATATACTTATCTTTCTTAATGAACTTAGACCATCTGATACATCAGAATGCCAATCATAGTAATCACCTTCTTTGTATTCTAGATATTGAATGTCTTGTATACAGGACAATCTGTAATTAAAAGTTTCATTCAAATCTAAAATAATATAATTAAGTTGTGTGCCGATATAAGATTCTATTGGTAATCTCCAAGCATCAACTTGTCTAATGCCCTGACCACCTGATTTTATTTTTGCTTGTATCGGTTTTTTCTTTTCTTCTATTTCTTCTAAAAAGTTTAAACGAGTATCTGAATCTATAGCCTTGTGAATCAAACCATAAATAGGATTTGTATTTAAATCAGGTTGGCAGAATTCTCTAAAAAACTGATTAGGGATAGGAGAATAGCTACTCACTTGCACTTTCCCTAAGTGTTAATGTTCCTTTTTTACTTCTTGATAAAGTTATTCCATTACCAAATGCTTTCCTACAATCATCAGGAATTAAAGCTTTGATATCAGTTACAATTTGTTTTTGTAAAGCTACATAAGGTTTAACTTCTTTTAATGAATCAATTAGTATATTCATTTCTTTGTTATCCTTCATATCTAAAGTTCTCATACCATCTAGTTTGATTTCTTTAGGTTGTTCTATCGGTGCAAATCCTACAGGCTCTCTATCATCTTCAACACATTTCCAAAACACTTTTTCAGCATTGTATAGTTTCTTTTGAAACTCAGGGTCAGATTCTATTGATGCCCATTCATGATTTCTATTACCAAAAAATACTGTTAGATATGTTTCATTAGCACCTGAGTGCATCATGTAATGTTGCATCTGACAGTAGTAATATTGAGCTACATTCTCTAGATTATTATTTTCGTAAGTATGTTTTGCTTCTACTACTATGTTTGCATCTTCAATAAGACCATCTAAGTGAGACATCATAAAATCTTTTTGTTCTAATGTGATATCTCGTTTAATTTCTGTGTGTTTATATTCTTCTTTGATTAGTTTTTTTTCTAGCCAATCAAGGTTAAGTTTTTCTGTAACAATACCAATCTGTACAGGTAATACATCTGAAAAATCTACTTGCTCTACTCTTTTTGTTTTTTCTAGCCATAGTGAATGCCAATCACCATCAATGATTCTTTTGGCATCACTACCACCAATTCCAAGTGTTCTATCCATTCTTATCTCCAAGTTGTTTGTGAGCAGGTAGATTGAAGGGGTACAAACAACCTACCTGCATAGGAGAAACGATTATGACCTCGTTTCTAATGAGCATCGTTATATGAAAAAAATTAGAAAGGAACATCATTCCCTTCTGTTTTCTTTATACCATCATTCTCGTACATAGCCAAGCTTATGAACTTATATTGTCCACCTGTTTTTTCTGATGTACCTTCTTTTTGAGTAGCATAAACCTGATGGTCATACTTCTGATTTACTTTAATAGAGCCTGATAGCTGATATTTCTTACCTGCTTTTGCAGGTGCTAGGAATCCAACTTCAACATAAACCCTGTGGTATTTATTACCACTTGCTCCTGTTTTTTCAACCACAATGATTGGTGTACCTTCTTTTGTGTGCTGATTACCATCTTTATCAGTATAGGTTTCAACAGTACCATCATCAATTCTACCAACCTTAACGATTTTATCTGTATCGTTGTATGGGTCATTGAGTGTACCATTCATAACTTCTGATTGACCGAGAGTGCCATTATCAGCACGTTGTTCAATATCTTTTACTTGATTCATTATTTCATCTACATCCATTATTTTCTCCTTTATAAAATATTATTAACTTGTTCATTTACTTGTGGTGCTTTAGGGTTGATATCTTTCTTACCTGTAGTACCTGTACCATTACCATCATCATCTTCAGATGGAAGACCATATAAAGATTGTAATCCATACCTTTTTGCATAAGTGATACCTGAGCCCATTTGATGTGGATTCTGTAAGTTAGCACAAGGTACAGGAACACAACTTTCATAAGTGTCAGTATCGTTTACATGTCTCATGACAGTCTTAACGAATAACTTACCTTCATGTTCATGAATATGCTGTGTAAAGAACAGACCAAATTCTGACCCATGATTTACTGCATCTATTACTGATTCTAATGTTGAGTAATTAGATTTGAAATGTGGATTAGTTCCATCTTTCTTAGCAGTTACTTTTAGTTGTTGAAACTTATTAAATGCAGTACCTAATCTAAGTTCATTTAATTGTTTCTCTTGTATTTTAGTTAATGCCATTATATTTCTCCTATAAGTTGGTTATGAGCAGTTTCGTAGACAGACTTACTCAGGTCTAATTCTTTTTTGCTTTTTGCAAGTTTTTCAAACTCTATAAGTTCACCTTGTTTCCATTCATTCTCTTTCAATGCTTGTCTATCTCTATCATCCATATGTTCATCAAAGAGATATTTAAGTTCTGCTCTTAGATAATCAGATTTGACTTTGTGGTTTGCTATCGTTACAGAATTATCATGACTGTAAAGACATGAGAGCATATCGTGTACAACGTAATCTTTGATTTGATGTGGCTCAATCTTTCCTAGATGTGCAACACAACCAAGATGTTTTAGTGATGATTCCCAATCACATTTGAAATACTTTATGTAATCCGAAAAAAATCTGTGTTGATGCTTACCATCTTTATTCTTAAACTTAGACCATTTGGATGTTTCACCTGAAACAATTCTTAGTTTTTTATTGGTCATTATAATTTTTTTGTAAGCAAATTTTCTATCTTCTTCAGATAACTGCATAATTAAATCTTCATCACAATATAGTTTGTCTTCATCTACTTCAATTTTTAAAATTAAAGAATCTTTCTGATTTTCGTTTACCTGCATACCTGAATAATAAAAAGCATAACAGTCTGTTAGATAAACCATATTGGGGTTACTAAATAAATCAGCATGTTCCCAATTACCCTTTGATGTTCCACGTGGAACAATTCCATTTTTTAAGATGTCATCTAGATATTGTGCATCTGTACCATGATATAAGTTAATTGTCATATTAATTTCTCCTATTTGTTGAT